TACGTTTGCTATATTAGTAGCGACTGTAGACACATCAGCATCATTATCTGCAACTGTAGTTACATCACTTTCAATACCAGCAACTGTTGTAACGTCTGAGCTTATACCTGCTACTGTTGTGATGTTTGGTAAGTTAGTAGAAATAAAACTTTTATTAACTGCATCATTATCATTTACTGGGTCAGCAACATTCTTAATTACTTTACTTTGAGCATCATACTTATCATCGTCATCAACTCTAATTGTATCTTCTGTAATATCAATGGCTTCTTGTGCCATGAAAAACATCTGGTTACTATCTTGATCTAAAATATTTTCAGTAATAGTAGAACCATCTTGGTAGTCTACTAATCGAGATGCTCTATTTGATTTCCTAGTAATAACTATTGCTTCGCCACTAGCAGGGGCTGTAGTGAATTGAATAGATGAAGAAGTAGGGAACGTATAGTCTGTATCTTGTGTTTTCTCAGTTCCATCAACAGTAACGACTACATGTGACTTTGTAATGTAACTGAAAGTAACGGAGTAGGTTGTTTGAGATCCGTCTCCAGTATATGTATCTTTTGCAAATGCCATTTATATCCTCTATTGATATGGGTTGTAGCTTCCTTTATCAGGTAAGCTTGAGTTGTCTTTTATGTAGTTTAGTATTTGATTAATACCGTACATGTTTTGATACGGAAATAATCTCATTATTCTGTTTAAATCTGACTTACTAAATCTATAATCACTTCTAGTAGCTTTTAATACTGAACCTGCTGATCTAAAGATCTTTTCTAATCCATCAATCGTGGGGTTACCCATTAGTAAGTTCATATCTGTTCCAGATGATCTTGTGTTAAATCTGTATTGTGGTGCAATCTGAGAAGTAATTAGATCTGCAATAGGTGGCATCATAGACGACCAACCAGCTCTTTGGAAAGATGCTAATCCCATCTTAACTAAGAACTCATCATCGTTTTTACCTAATCTTTTATTTAGGTATTTTCTTTTCTCAGATTTACTCATTCCAATTGTATTGAAATTAGTTTGTGCGTAGTACGCCATTCCTCCAATCATTGTAGTATACATAAACATACTAAATGTTTGGAAATCCGCCATAGCTACGTTATGTAAAAACTGTTTATTCCAAGCAACCATAACAAACTGCCTGAACTGACCCATAGTTTTACCTACAGTAGTATCAGAGAAAAAACGTGAAGTATCTCCTATGTGATTGTATTGGACAGCACGTCTAGTGTATCTATTAACTGCAATAGCAAACTTTTTTAATAATGCAGGGTCTTTAAACTCTGGAAAATTAAACTGTAATACTCTTCTTCCTAAAAAGTTTTTTTCAGTAACAACATTCTTACTATTAAATTCTTTACCAAGTTTAGTTAAATCTTCGTCTGTTAATCCTAAAACTTTATATCTATTTAACCTTGATCTTTTTATGTTTGCTTGTCCGACATCAATTAAGTCTTCTGCCATTCTATGTACAAACATTCTCATAGATAATTTACGTTGAATGCTATCTAATGCTAACAAACCTGATCCAATAGAAGTTCCTTTTTCTAAAGCATCACCTACTGCTTCTTTACTCGTTTTGATCTTTGCAAAGGTATTAGGGTTAGCTGCACCTCTTTCTGCCATCTCGTAAGAACTAAACATTCTATACAACCACTCGTCTCCGTTAGACGCACCAATGATTGCCATATCTCTATAGAAAGTATCATCTACTGGTACATTTCTATTTAATAATTTTCTGAAAGCAGGTACTTCATTTAATAATACACGAAGACCTTGCTGCGATGTTGCTACTCCAAACTCAGGTAACTGAGCTATACCTACTTGGTTTAGAACTCTAGTAAAGTTATATCTTCTTAACCAACGTGCAGCAGTTGCGAATGAACCTGAAGGATCATCTTCTGCCGATCTTCCAAATAGATTGTGAAATACTGCATCTACAGTTTTCTTTTCAGAGTCAGATTTTTGTGCAATACCTGTCTCACCTGCATAGGATTTATCTATGTCAGCTTTTAATGTATTTTTGTATCTAACTAAATCACTTCTACTTCTAATGTTTGCACGTTCAGCTAGTGAAGCCCAACCTGACATTTCGTTAGAATAAGAAGTCCATAGACCATCTATATCGTTATCATATAAATCATCAAATCTAACTTTAACTCCTTTAATTGTAGTTTCGAAGTTTTCATTTAATCTAATTCTTTCTGCTAATCTTCCTGAAGTTAGAAGGTCAAAGTTAACTGATAAAGTTTTTTCTAACTCGTCTTTTATATTAGGTTCTAATTCTTCAAAAACATCATCTAACCATTGTCTAATATTTGCCCTGTCTTTGATGCCTATTAACTTTTCTAAATCAAACCCGCCATTACGTTTGTTATGTTTAGTCATCTTTACGATAGCTTGTGCCATAACATTTGCTTTATTAGGGTCTATCTTCTCAGTTACAGTTTCACCTTTTCTTAACTTCTCATTTACTTCTTTAAGTTCTTTTTCAAACTTAGATAAATCTTTATTATACTTGTCAGCTTTCTTAGTGCCTTTTCTTTTAGGCGGCTTTTCTTTTAATTTAGCTATTTTAGTTTCTAATTCTTTTACTTTGTTTAATAAAGGTTGTTGAGTTTGTCTTTCTATAGCTTGACCACCCTTTACTGGGAAAGGAGCTCCTACACCTGTTCTATCTAATCCTAAAAACTTTTGTTCACTTAGGATTGCTTGAGATATAAGATCGATAATACCATCTTCACCAATAGAATTTTCCATTTCCATGAAAGCATCTAATGACATTTTACGAGGCACATAACCTCTAAATACTTCTAAGTCTTCAGCACCTTCAACACCTGCATCTCTTAGCTTTCTTACAAAATACTCAAACCCATCTGCATAAGCGTTAGCTGCAGTCATAATTTCAGCATCTGCTAGTAGTGTTTCTTCCTGTGCTGATATTGCTTTTCCTTGTTGTTTTCTACCTTGTGCAATGATTGCTCTTTTAATAGACTTGTTCCATTCTAATTTTCTACTTGATTGTACAAATCTAAAAACAGTCCAACCACCATTCTTCTTAACCCATTTCTTAAACGCATCATGTACTCTAGGGTAAACTAAAGAGTTTACTTCCATGATTGTTAAATCTCTTAATACTTCTACTGTAGCTTCTTGTCCTACAATTCTTTCGTTTAGTTTTTTAGTTCCTTTAAGTGCAGTATCTTCCCAACCAATAGGATCTTCCATAAATGTCCAAGCAAACTTTTTCATTAATGGAGACTTAGAAGTTGCTGCAGCTCCTGACTTTGTCATTTGAACTAGAAAACCAAACGGAGCATTTCTTGCTGTAGGGAATATGACGTTCTTATCTGCAACGTCTGAAGCATCATAGATGTCATCTACGTCTGCTAAATCTTTCTTTAATTTGTTTACATCGTCTGCGTACTTCTCAGTACCGCTAGATTTTTTAGCTGCTGATGTAAACTTACCGCCGTTCTCTTCAACATCTAACCTTTGCACAGCTTTACCCACTTTTGTTAGGTTTCTAGCCAATGCAGCGTTGATGCCTCCTCCAAGAGTGCCACCTATCGTTGATGCTATAATTACGTCATTTAGACCCAATGTAGGTTGATTATATGCTACAGGACTAAATAAAGCTGCCTCTGTTCCTGCAACAAGAGATCCTGATTGTGCAAACTTTTGCATACGAGTTAGTCTTTCTGCAGCTCTTATGCCATTTAATCCTTTAGCCATAAGACCGTAGCCAGTAAAGTTTATAGGATCTAATAACCAACTACCTACCTGCCAAGCTATACCAGACCAACCTGCTCTTTCTAGTGTTTCTTGGTTTCTCTGTATTTCAGCAGCTCTTTCAGCTAAGTATTCCCAATGTTGAGCTGAACCTGCTTTTTCTGCAATCCATAACAAACTATCGTTATTTAGTTTATAACCATCTATTAACTGTTTTCCTCTTTCTGATTTTTCATATTCAGTAGAAAGAAAACCTTCATCTACATCAAACTGTTGCATAGACAACATTTGCCACATGTTACCTATTAGTGTGCCTTCTCTAAAAGCTGCCTTTACTTCTTCTGAAGTTGTAGGCTCTTGTGCTATAAATTTTCTGAAAGCATCGTTCTTATATAACCTATCTACAAGTAACTCTCCGTCATCTATCGGATACTGATCTTCCCAATCTCTTGGTTTAAATTTATCTTGTACAGATTTTAATTCTTCTTTTATAGAGAGAGGCTGTAGATCAATTTTTTTTTTACGTTCTGACTCTAATAAATCTGCTTCTTTACTTCTTCTCTTACCATAATTATCACCAAAGTTTCTTAGGTTAGCTTCCGCACCTTCCCAATCATCTGTAGATATTTGATTAAAGAAATTAGGTACTCTTTTAAAATTACCATATTGAAAACCTACACTTGCTACAACTGTTTGCTGTGCTTCAGTTAAATCTTCAAATTTTGTTTTAGGATTATTATCATTGTATTGATCTATAATACTTTTTGAATACCATTGTTTACTTGCAGTATCTAGTTGCTTTACTTCACTATCATCAAGTTTTAAGTTAGGTGCAACTTCAGCAGCCGCAGCTCCTGTCATTCCTAAGTAAGGTGTTAATCTATCTATTAATGAGCTATCTAGCCCGATACTATCTAAAAACTCTTTACTCTTACTGCCTAGATCAAAACCTGTGCCAATCGTAACACCTGATTGCGAGTTGTCGACATCAGGTACATAACCTTGACTAACGCCTTTGCCTTCTAGTTCACTTATAAAGTCCCAATTAATTTTACTCATTATCCTCCACTACGGTGCTGCTATTGTTAAAGAGTCGTCGATAGTTTTTCTTGCCTCTGCTTTTCTTCTTCTCTCTAAAGCTATTTTATCTTCTTCTGCTTGTCTTTTTAATCTGTTTTCATGGTGTACTGCAGTTATTGCACTTATAGGCAATTGTGCAAATGCACTTCTACCTGTTTTTTTATCTGTAACAACTAAAGGTACATCACCTGATACGAAATCATCTTCTCCTCTAGGTATAAAATAAACAACACCTTTTTCAGGATCTAATGTTAAATCATACCCTGACATATTATACTGGTAATCTTCTTTGACTTGAATGTCCTCTTCTATGTAATCAGGAATAGCTAGTCTTTGACTTACAACTGGTGCTATTAAATTAGGTATGCCTTCATACTTTTGACCTAATAATTTTATCGCTGTAGTCTTAACTTCGTCCCACTCATTTACATCTACCTGTAATTCTGCTAATGTATTTTTATTAACTAAACCAGTACCGTTTGGTAGTGTTTCATAATGTTTTTCAATATACTTTTTAGTTAAATCTTCCCAGTTTCCATCTACTCCTGTTAAGTTTTTAAAGTAAGTTCCTAGATTTTGAACTAAAGCTATGTTTTTTTGACTTCTAACACCTAGATCTGAAGCAAGATTTCCTTTTTCAGTAGAATTTAATTGTAAGAAACTTTTTACAGTTCTACTTTCCCATGTACCTATTCTCGTAAGTATTTCTCTAGGGTCTTTACCATTTTTAACTTCTTCAGCCATCATAGCCCATTTAACTGCGTTTGTATTATTCTCTGCGAAGTAACGCCCTACTAATCCTCTTTTATCTAGTTCTAGGTACATGTCTAATGCGATCATGTTATCATTAGTCGGTGCGATACCTATAGGTCTTTGGAATATTTCTTTTACTTTAGGTATTGGACGACCTACAGCAACACCTGTTCCTAAATCTTTTGTTAGTGCAGCAGCGTGGGCTTGTCTATCGTTCATGCCGTTTTGTTTATTATGATTTACAGCGTTAACAAATGCTTGGTTTGCGAGTTTCTTAAAATCTCCATCATCGTAGTTAACAGTTCTGCCCATGTTGTATTCTAATGCAAACAAATTACCTGCATTTGATTCTTTTAAATTTTTAATAGCAGCTTCAGCAGCTTTACGTAAATTAGGGTTAGATACGATAGGTGGAGTACCGTCTGGTCTTGGGTTTTGCAATAAAGCGATATATGCTCCAGCTTGGATACCCCCTTGTGATGCATGACGTTCAGCAGCGTGTATAAGTAGCTTATCAAAATCTACTTTAGATAAAGATGCATTTCTAGTATTTTTTATTTCTTGAAATTTTTCTTGAAACTTTTTTTCAAAATTTATTCTAATGTATTCATCTTTCTTCGGAGCGTAGTTATCTGTATTTAAGTCTGAAGGACTACGTGACTGGAAAAATTCTATTTCTAAATCTTCTTCAACTTTCTTACCTATGTTTTCTAATTTATATACAGTATTTAATTCCGCAGTATCTTTTAATTCATCTGACTTTCTTTCAAATTCTTGTACATTCAAATACTTATTTAATTGTGAATACGCTTTATTGTAGACAGTATTAAACTCAGGGCTGCCTTGTTTATCAGCTAAAAACTCATCAGATTGTTTTCTAAAAGATTCTTTCCAGTTGTAATTAGGGTCGTGTCTATTATTTTTATATTCATCTTTAAACTTTTCAAAGAAAAAATCTGTAGCGTTTTCTGCATACTGAACTCTCGCACCATACTTCGCCCAACCGTTGAATAAATCAGGGAAACCTTCGTCATGGGCTTTTCTAGCTTCTTCTAAAGTCATATTGTTTACAGTCATCTGCCCTGACTGCATATCTTGTTCTGCTTGTTGTTGTAAATTTTTATTGGCTAATCTAGCTAGTGTAGGGTTGACCGATGCAAATACACCTGCCAATCTTTCTAAATTACTTTTTGTAGGATCGCCTTGCTCTCTTCGTGCTTGAGGTGCTTGTACCTTTTTCACACTATTTAGCTGTACGTTTACTCCTAAGTCTGTATTAATTTTTACCATTAGTCAAAATATTGTCCGTTTACTGGGTCTTGCATACCTGCACCGCCTGCACTTCCTCCGCCATAAGTTTTATTAGGAGTTCCTTTAGGTGCTGCATTGAATGCATACATTGCAGTGATGTTTGTGCCTGCTTGTAGTGCGTATGTTCCCCAACTAGGTTTAGCAGCTCTTGGCAAAGAGCTTATTTGATTTGAGTATCTTATATTTGTTGCATAAGCGTTTGCATCAAATTGTCTAATTAAATTTTCAAAGTTTTGATCTAGTGTAGTTAGATTGTATCCTAACTGACGTTCTACATCTCCAAGTAATGAGTCGACTAAAGTTCCTGCAATACCTTTTTCTCCTGCTAATAAATTTGCAGTAGACTTTGTTTGTAATGCTTTTGTTTTTAAATCAAACTCATCTTTAGCAATTTTATCTATTTCTTTTTCTTTCTCAAATATGTTTTGGTTTTGCTCAAATCTTTCTTGGTCTACTAGTTGTTGAGCTTGTTTATCAGTAGCTTCGTTAATCCTTTTAGCTCGATCTTTATCTGCTTCGTATTGCGTATAACTACCTAAGACTTGTGTTGCAATATACGCTTCTGGTGTACACATACTTATTGTTCTCCCATACAAAATCCATGAAATTTAACATCATTGACTTCTTTTTCGTTTATAATTTTAAATCCACACCACTTAATAAATCTAAGGTGTAGTTCATTTCGACTATCTATCCAGTTGAATAGATACTTGTATTTCTTTTTCATATAAGAAACTCTATTTCTACAATTTCTTAAAAAAGGCATTTTAATTTCTTTTAGTAATTTAGTTCCTAGCATGTAAGGTGAGCCTACTAAAGGCATATCAAGTGCAGGGATAACTCCGTATATAAATACAACCTTACCATCTAATAAAATTGTTTTACAATAATCTGATTGCAGCCAACCTGCTAATACGATACTATAAACATCTGGATTACCAGTTAGAGCTACAACTTCACGTCTATCTTCTAGTCTCATATTTTGACATAGCTCTTTAACGTGTTCTGCCGTAGTTTTTACTTCTTTAATATTCATTAAGTTATAATTCTTTCAGATAGTACAGAGAAGATACCTTCCCACTCTACAGATAAGAAACTGCTTGGTAGGTAACTATCGTTTTCTAGTTCTACCTCAACGTCGATGTTACGACATTGTATAGGAACTTTAAACTCTCCACTTTCTAATATAGGTTCTCCAAGTATAAATTTACTAGATCCTAAAACCTGTCCTGTAAATTTGTGAACAGAATTATCTCTAGCTTTTGGTTTTACTGTTACTGTAAAGAAACCTGTGTCTCCAAAAATAAATGCCATCTTCTTTAACATTAATCTACCTGCATTGATAGAGCTAGCATTTCCTGAAGTCTTTTGCTCTCTAACGTATAAATTAGAGAATTGATATTTAAAATTGTATTTATTACCGATGAATACATCGTTTGTACTGTAGTCACCATTTACTGTAACTGTAGTTGCTGTACTAGACGATATTTCAATGTTACGTCCTCGTGTAGCTGCAGCCCAGTCTCCTGACAAGACAACTTGTTTATCCCCTGAGTCAGAATATGGTAATGTAAATGTTGTTGAGTCTGTTGAAGCTGTGTAAGTTCCTGATAACTTAGTTTTTCTATCTAACATAACAGCGAAATCTAAATTAGTATCAACTTCATTAGTTTTCAAATTCATCTTATCTAAGTATGTACCATCACTTCTTTTTGTTACAAAGTAAAATACACTTTCAATACTATCTCCGCCTAATATGACATCACCTGTAGGAAATACCCATTTAGACCAAGATCTTTGTAATGCTTTTTGGTTTGCATCAAAATAATATTTGTATACATAAACTTCGTTTCTTTTAGTTCCACTAAGTCCTAATAATATATTCTCTGCTGTAGAACCTTTTAATTCAATTAATGACCCTTCAATATACTTAGGTATATTTATAGTAACATCTAAAGCTTCTTTTTGATCTGTATCAGATGATACAAAGTATTCTCTTAAACCTGCAAATGATCCACGTTTAAAACCAAAGTAAATGTTTTGTCCTAAACCAACAGGTCTAGTTTTAGTATCTATTTCATATTCTGTTGCTTGGTTAATAGATACTGTTTTACCTGATAATACTTCTTCAGGTCTTAATATAAATTGTGTTTGATCTGAGAATAATAAAAGTTCTTCACTAAAAGGTACAGCATATTTTAATTTACTAACTTTGTTATGACTAACCGCTACATCGATAGGGTCATCATCTAAAGCTGTGGTTACTGTTTGTGGGTAGAAAGAAAAGAACTCTCCTACTTTACTAAATATAACATTCTCATCTGCTAGAAATCCTAATCTATTTCTATAAAAAAAAGCGTCTTGAATTGTAGTTCCTACAAAAGTTGGGTCAGGTGCAGTTACATCGTCTCCAACAACTCTACCTTCCCAATCAGGTACATAATATGTTGTTGAGTTAATTGTATAACTTGAACCATCTGCTGGTGAATATCTAAAGTTGCCATCTGCAGTTCTTATAAGAACATGAGGCATAGTAGTTTTATCTAAACTATTTTTTAGTCCAGACTTTACACTTTCAACCCATGCTTCGCCGTCCCATTTAACATAGTAGTTATCGTATTCTGTACCACCGTCTCCTGTAATCTCTACTTCAAAGTTAGTATATCCTTTGTAAGGTAAATCAGAAAAAGCATTTATCTTATCTTTAATAGAAACAACACCGTCACCACCTAATCCGTCATTAGTTGTGATTGTAAAATCTGTAGTAGTATGCTGCACTCTAATAATACTACCGTCTCTACTTACTGTGTATCCTGATAAGTTACTATTTAAATCATCATATAGTTCTTCAGCAATATTATCTGTAGTAATATCTTGTTGATTATCTGAAGTTGTATATGACGCTTGTGTTGTTCCATTAATTTTAACTTCATACTCAGTTTTGTACTGACCATTTTTAACATATATTAAAGCTTCGTAAGGTCTAGCTGTAGATACAGTTGTGCTTTTTTCTACTTGTTTTGTTTTATTAACGATAAAAGTATAATCAGCAACTGTAATACAGTTTAAATCATTTACAGGATCATCTGTTTCAAGATATGTTAAATCACTTGTGTTAGTTATAGTTTTAGAAGTACCGTCTAATTCATAAACTTTTATCTGCTCGTCATTTAATATAAGAGCATACTGTTCGTTTACATCTCTATTAATAATATGTACTTTACTATCATCATCTGTATCGGTATTCAGTTTAGCAACATGTTCTGTAGGCGGTCTTTTACTTAGACCGAACACAACATCACTAAGAGCATTTTCCTGTAATTCAGCTTGGTTTGATAATCGAACTGTGTCAGGTTGCTGTGATACACCATTTAATAAATTAGGTATTGAGTTCGATATAAATCTAGCCATACCTAACTTCTACTTTGTTTATTTGGTTGGTAGTGCGTACGATCAAGTGTACTATAAGTATCGTAATGATCGAATATACTATGTTCTCCAATATCGCCTTCAGCTTCTTTTAATTCCATGAGAGCTCTAAACTCATCATTTTCGTGAAACCCGTGTAATGTCGCACTACCGAGCATTCTATCTTGAAATAATCTTGCAGCTCTAAGACTTATATATCTTCTAGCAACTTCAGGTATGTTTTCAAATTCTAAATAAAATACTATATCTACTTCAATGCTTTCTGCATCTATTGTAAAAGTATTTTTTTCTCTGTCGTATAACTTTCTACTTCTTTCTACTAAATTATAATGTTTGGATAAATAAGTGGTATCTACTCTAAGGCAGTTTACAGGAAGGACGATTTGTTTATCGGTGTTTGGAGTTAGTTTATATTTTAAATCTGTATTAAAGTACCAACCTTGTTGTTGTACTTCTCTTGATACGTTATCTAATATTTGAATAGCAATTGCTACATCAGTAGTTGTAGCTTCTGTTATTGAGTTAACAGGAGTTTCACCTATCGCTGTAAGCATTGAGTTTACTGCTTCAAGTTTTGTAGTTGTAGCTTGTGTCATAATAAATTCTGTTTGATCTAGGGGACAAATTAATGCCCCCTAGAAAGACTGTGGTTACGCAGATTTAATTTCGATAGCTGCTTCAGGACGAAGAACTCCGTGTCCCATCGCATACTTACCTACCATTAAAGTACCCTGTCTTCTAATGTCTCTCTCCATTTCAGTAGAAAGATCCATTAATTTAACAGTACCTACGCAAGACTTGTGCCATACAGCAGCTAGAGTGGTGCTAAAGTTTCCACCTAAGTTGCCGTCTGATCCGTCTAATACGCCTGAAGTAATGTTAGTAGATGGTAAGTTATTAGTTTTAATAACATTGATACCAGCTACTTTTAATACTTTACCGTCAGCGTATGAACCTTGTCCACCAAAGTCTCTGTTAATTACAGAAGTTTCTTGAACTAGGTTGTAGTATACTGCAGGGCTAACTGCTGCATATCTGTCATCTTCAGGTACATCAGCTTCATCAAGTTTTTGTGCTGCTTGATAAATAGTTGCTGCTGCAGAAGATCCAGAAGTTGCAAAGTCAGCGTCAGTAAGAGCAACGCCTGCTGCTTGTGGTGAAGCTGCGGCAGCTCTAGCTGCGTTTATAATTGTTTGATAAACGTGCTTATCCATTGTGTTTGAAAGAGCAACACCCATTTCTTTTGCGTATTGACTTCTAACATCGTAATGGTTCATAAGCTCGTCGATTTCACTCACAAATAATGGAGCAATTAACAAGTCTTGAATTGAAATTACTCTTTCGTTGTGTGTGATTGATCCGCCAGTAATTTCGTTACCGCTTGTGTGGTATGAAGCAGTAGCTTTACCCATTACTGGGAATTGTGCACTTTTACCAGAACTAATTGTTCTGATTACGTGCTTATCTAAAGTCGAGTTTGCAGTTTCGAATGCAGTAATAACCTCGCCACTAAATACTTTTAAAAATAGGGCTTTAGTATCACCTGAACCTGCAATCTGACCAATGTCTGATACAGTAGCGTTTGACATATTGTATCTCCTTTAGTTAGTTTAGGTTTAGTGATGTTATTAAAGCAAGTAACGTTATTATCAGAATTATCCGTCCTCAGACGGGTTAAGTTTTCCGATACTGCTATTTACGTCAACATCTTAACGTAAATTCTTTTATATAACCTTTGACCTTGCGATCTTCTCTTGCACTTGTTTTCTAAATGCAGGGTCAGTACCATATCTAGGATCTTTCATATCAGCTTTCATTTGGGCTAAACTGTCATAAGTTGTGCCTTGACCTGATACGTTTGTTTCACCTAAATTTATATTTGGTTCTTTGGTCTCAGATTGAAATCTTGCATACATATTTCTAATAGTAAATAATGCAGACTGATCGTCTCCACTAACACCATTATTAAATAATGTAACTTCTTCAGGAGTTAAGCTATTGCCTACCCAATCTTGCATGGCTTTATAATTTTCTTCACCACCAGTTGCTTCAAAAGCTTTCTGTTCAAACTGGTCTGCCATAGCGTTTAATCCTTTCATGTAAGTATCAATATACTGTCTACTTAAACCTTGATCTTCTAAAGATTTAATAGTGTTGTCAGAAAGGTTTCCTGTTTCGTTAAATTCTTGTTCTGCACTTTCAAAGTTAAAACCTGCAGGTTGACCTTGTTCTTGTGGTTGGTCAGCTTGTAGTTTTTCAACTTTGTTAGTATCTCCAAGTTTCTTTTCTAGTTCTTGGTAGGATTTAACTAAATCTTCTTGTGTTTTAAATTTACCAAGAATTAAATCATCTTGGGTATCAACTTCTTGCGATTGTTGAGGTTCAGCAGTTGGTTGTTGACCTTCTGCTTTTGCGACCATGTTATCAATATATTCTTGTGAGTCGCCTTCAGGTGCATCTGGTTGCACTTTCAGTTCTTCTGCCATGTTTCTCCTTATTGTTCACCTCTTGCTGCGTTTACGCTGTCCCTTATCATACCCATACCTTCTTTTGCTGCATTAGGCGTAGCTTGTTGTGCGAGTTGCATCTGTTGCATTTGAGCTTGTTCAGCAGCAATCTCTTCTTGCGATTTAATTAGCCCGTCCATATCAATACCTAAAGATACACCAACTCGCTTAACGTATTCGTCTAAGTTCATGTATTGCATTAGTTGTTGAGCAAACGGAGTTAACTGTTGCACAAAAGCATTTAACCTTTGCAGATCAGATGATCTACCTAGAGCTTCCAGACCTGTAACTATTTTAGGTCTTACTTGATCTTTAGGTAATGCAGGTAATCTTTTCTTTCTTTCCATTTGATGCATCAATCTAGTTATTAAAGGTAACTGTAGTTCTTGTGATAATAAAGAATACAAACCACCTAAACTATCGTCTAACTCTTTTGATACATAATTAATTTCTGCTGCTGTAACTCTTTCTGCCTGTCTTTGTACAGAAGTGTTAAGCATAAAAGCAAACTGTAATCTATCTTCAATTAGTTTCATTGTTTGGAATGCAACTTGGAAGTCAGCATTCTTTTGCATTTGTAAAGTAGACACATCGTTTGCATCTCCTTCTCTAATTGCACCATTAGGACTTTGTGCTAGTGTTCTGATTTTAGTTGTACCATTAGGTCTAACTAAAAATAAAACTTTAGCTGCTGCTGCAGATCCTTCTACAATAGATTTATATAGCCCCTCTAAACTACGAAGGTCTCCAATGTATTCTTCTATAAAGCCTCTACCATAATCAACATTATCAATTGATGTGTATCTTAAAGGTATGTATGCTGATTTATCTATTGGATAGCTACCTTCTGAGTTAGGTACAATCTTACCATTCATTTCTTGACGTACTAACCATTTTTTATTGTTAGGTGCTCTATAGATATAAGTGTATAATTCTATATTGTCTGTGTAATCTTCTTTTACATCACCATCTAATAACGATTTCATTTCGTCTGACAATGCCATAGGAGACATCATATCTTTTGTAATTATCTCAATAACATTTCCTATCGCATCTCTCTTAATTACAAACCTATCTAAATGATAAATTTTCATTTTAAGATCAGGTGTAATATAAAGAAGTACGTTACCAGAAACTAATAAATGTTTTAGAGCTTCAAATAATGCAGTTCTAAAATTATTAACTTCCATTTCATTCATCACAGTTCTTTCAATAGAACCCATAGCTTTTTCAAACTCACCTTTCATATCTTCTCTACCTGCCATTTCGGTAAGCGTAAACTCGTCTAAAGATAATCTAAAAAATGCTTGGTTTGGGGGAAGTAGGGCAAGAAGAAGTTTAGAAGCGAGGTTATTAACTCCTCTAGCCCCTATTCCTTGCATAGGCGTGTAGAATTCAGTAGCCGATGAATGCCCGTCTCTAGGTACTAACGTTGGTATTGTTAGTTCTGCGGCATCTCGTGCTCTGTTTAAATAATTCAGTCTATCTGTTTCTAGCTTTTTATACCTAGATTTAGCTGTGATGTAATCAGGCATTATACGATATTAACCCCTGTTCCTCCTCCTAAGTATGACTGTTGTATAGGTATCCTTAAAGCAGCTTTACCTTTTTTTCTTTTCTGCACTGCTGTAGCAGGATTAGATTGGCTTGCCTGTTCTTTAGTTTGAGGTGCTTTAGGTGCTAGCTCTCTTCTTTTAATTTCCACTCTATTCACCTGTTCTGGAGGTGGTGGAGGTGGCGGTGGTGGCGGTGGTGGTGGGGGTGGACTAGGTCTTCTTGGTGGACACATATTATTTTAACTCCTCTAATTCTTTAATGTTTAAGATATTTTCATCTTGCTCTTTTAATAATACTTCTAAATGTTTAACGACAGATGCTTGACCTGCCTTAAACCACACTTCTTTCTCACTATCCGATAGACTTGGTGATTTATCAGGAAATTTACCCTGTAAATAGTCAATTAATCTTTGTGAAATAATCATAGAATATATCCAAGAGAGCAACAAATTAACATTTTATGTACTTAGAGTAGGGGAGTTCTATTTTTTTGATAATATTTTTGGTGGGGATTGTAGTTACAGAGCCAACTTCGTTCATTAAGACATTGCCATTTGAACTGTCAAAGCCAATATCTGAGACAACGTGAGTTTTCACGTTATCAGAGCTCCATATAAACCCTGTAGAAACACAGAGTGCGGGTAGGTTTTCTTGTACGCTATCTGAGGAAGTCCACTCTGTAAAAGCGGATATATCTTCCCAGACAACTAAATACAGTTTTCTATTCTTTATTATCTTTCTCTGCTTCAGTAGAAGCAGTAGTTTCTTCAGGAATTTCTTCATTTTTTTCTTTTGTTAGGTCTATTTCTTCTACAGTTGATCGTTTACCGTCAATATTAGTAATACGATATTTAGCATTGTTTGTAAATGGATAGTTTTCTGTATCCCTAAGGTCAGGCGTTCTAGCATAAAACCAGTCAATTACTTCAATTTTAGCTTCTATGTATGTTATCTTTTTCCATTTCTTTACTTCATTGTCTGCCATTTTGTATCCTCTCTATTTCTAGTTCGCAGTAGTGAATAATCTTTTTTAGATCTTCAATACCATTTTTTTTCATATATCTAACAACATACTTTATTACATTGCCCTGAAAAAAGTTAAGACCATTTTCCATTATAAAGGTAAATGGTTGTATTTTCATTTTATAGTGATCTCCACCTTCTTGACGTTCAGACGCATCTTTAGGAAAAAACGATTTATTTACCATTGCCGCTCCATAGTATAGGTTGTTTCTTTTTAAAATCATAATGTTGATTTTGTAGTATCCTAGCACATCTTGCCTGCACTAAGGCATCTTCTTTAGTTAGTCCTTGTTCTTTAAAACATGAAAGTACAATATTCCAAAAATTCTTTTTAGTATTTAATACTTTAGATGCTTTTACTTCCCCGTAACTAGGGCAACCTTTGTAGTTATCAGTTGCATCACCTATTAATACTTGTTTGTAAAAATTCTTCTCACCTTCAAGTATAGTTACATTGTAAAATTCTTTTGTTTTAGGATTAAAGTGTAGTCCTGCAATTTGGTCTAAATCTTTATCTATACTACATATAACTTTACTACCTTTAATTATATTAGATGTAGCTAGTATTCCTATTAAGTCATCTGCTTCTAAATTAGGTCTAACCATACCGTTGTACTTATCATTGATGTACTCTCTACAAAACTTTAAGGCTAAAGGTTTGCGAGTTGCTTCTCTATTCTGTTTGTACGTAGGTAGTATTTTCTTTCGAAAGTTTTGTTTATCACTCAAACAACTTACAAATTTATCACATTCTGTTTCTTCAGCTAATCTAGTATAGTAATCATCAATTAATCTTACACATTCTTTTTCATCAGAGTGTAATGTCCATACTTCGTTATCCCATCTTATAGGTTCTTCTGTAACAGAAGCTATTTGATACGCTACGATATCTGCGTCTACTAATAATGTACTCATGCTGATCCTTTTGGTTTTATTTTTCTTAAATCTACTTTTATTACGTTCCCACTTCTCTCTGTTACTTGACAACGATAATCGTCTTTGTCAGTGTATTTATCTTTAAATTCTTCATAGATAGGCAGTTTAGTTAGGTAAGCCCCATGCTGTTCTACTGTTTTCAAAAAGCCAGAAAGTATACTTCCCACCTGTATTGCGGGAGACCATTCTACATCTGACATCTTTTCATGTAACTGTGGTTTTTCAAATACCGAGTAAGAT